AGGGACCGTTATAGTTCGCCCACCAGCACCAGATGCAATGGCTGTAAGAGACAATCGTAGACAATGTCTGTCATAAGGTGCGTTGATAAACAGGTATTTTCCCGTTGGATCAACGGCTATACCCGTAATCTCGCCAGACAGTGTTCCCGTATATCCTGTGGGCAGAATCGTTGTCATCGATGTAACATCGGTGCTTTCATTATACAAATATATCTTGCCGTTTGAGGTACCGATATAGACAAGATTATAGTAATTGCCAGTGTTGTTATAGGGAGTTGGAGCAACTGCCATAGCTGATATTTTATCGGTATACGTGTATGCCCCTATGTTAGAAATAAGGCTCATTATAATGAAAGTGGGGATTATTCTCCCAACAACATCTCGCGGACGAGATTGGTCGTATCCTAGACACTCCTACTTTCTGTCAATGCTAGCGACATTTATTGACACACTGTCTCAAGGGTATTCTTACACCTTTTATGTCGGGTATGATTCAGATGACCCATTTTATAGCCGCCAAGATGTTCGAGACTTTTTTCAGCGGGTTCATTCGGATATCCAGTGGATTCCTGTTGATGTTCCAAAAGGACACGTGACCCTCATATGGAACATTCTTGCACTCAAAGCCTATAATGACGGGTGCGACTATCTGTATCAGTGTGGAGATGATATCAAGTTTCTGAAAGGGGGGTGGGTAGATGCATCCATTCGACTGTTACAGGCGAATGGAAACATTGGAATGACAGGGCCCCAGAATGACGGGAACACCTCTATCTTGACACAGGCTATGGTTCACCGAACACACCTTGAAATCTTTGACGGAAAGTTCTTTCCTCCAGAAATCAAGAACTGGTACTGCGATGACTGGTTGAACGGGGTGTACGATCGCCTACCCCTGCCACCAGACTACCGATGCTGCAATACAGGCGGGGACCCGCGCTACGAGATTGTTCATATGCGCAATGAGTGTTTAGAACTTATACGCAAAGGCCGAGAGAGGGTACGAGTATACCAAGAGAAGCGAAATAGTGTCGTGAACAACAGCGCCCCAGTAGGCAACGTATAAGTTAGTGCCAAACCCGAGCATCATGATAGCAATAAGAACAAGTGAACGCAAAACGGTGTTAATGAGGACATTGCTCGTCGGGAACAGGAGGGGGTCCATATCTATCTCCTAGTCAAAGAAAAAAATATCTCTGGCCCCAACGAGGTCGTTTCGTTCTAGACCGCCGCGTGGGTCCAGGAGAAAAAAATAATGTTGATATGGAACATAAACACAAATGGGAGGTGGTCTAATGCAGCTCGTCTCGTACGGTGCCCAGGATATTTACATCTCGGGTAATCCCCAGATTACCTTCTGGAAGGTGCTCTACAAGCGCCACACGAACTTCGCCATGGAGGCGATTGAGGTGACGTTCAACGGCCAGGCGGACTTCGGCCGCCGCGTCACGGCCGTGATCTCGCGTAACGCTGACCTGATGTACCGCACGTACATCCAGGTCACGCTGCCCCAGATCAGCCTGGCGAACTCCAACCAGGTCGGCACGCGCTTCCGCTGGCTCAACTATGTCGGCCACCGCCTGATCAAGCAGGTCGAGATCGAGATCGGCGGATCCCGCATTGACCGCCAGTATGGTGACTGGATGCAGATCTGGACGCAGCTGACCCAGCCCGTCGGCACCCAGGTGTCGTTCGACGACATGGTTGGCAACTCCGCCGACCTCGTGCTGCTGAAGGACACGGCGGGTGTTGCGCTGGACGCCACCTGCGCTGCCTCGGAGGCCACGAACTCGTGCTTGTCCCGCGCGGGCACGCCGCTCAAGACGCTGTACATCCCGCTGCAGTTCTGGTACTGCCGCAACCCTGGCCTGGCGATCCCGCTGATTGCCCTCCAGTACCACGAGGTGCGCATCAACGTCGAGTTTGAGCAGAACTACAACTGCTGCTACGCCGACGTCGCCGTGGGCGACCTCTCGGTCCTGCCGCTGTACCCGTCGACGATCCAGCTCGGCAACGGTGTCACGGCCGTCTCCCAGCTCCAGCTGGTGGCCGCGTCGCTGTACATTGACTACGTCTACCTCGACACGGAGGAGCGCCGCCGCTTTGCCCAGCAGTCGCACGAGTACCTGATTGACCAGCTCCAGTTCACGGGCGACGAGACGGTCACGGCCTCGTCCAACAAGATCCAGATGAACTTCAACCACCCCGTCAAGGAGCTGGTGTGGGTTGTCCAGCGCGACTCGTTCGTCGACTGCAACGCCCCCCCGACGCCGTGGATTTCGGAGGCGCTGGGTCAGCAGCCGTTCAACTACTCCGACGACTGGACCACGGAGGGCATCGTGACGGCGGTGCTCGGCCGCGGCGCCCTGGCGACCAACACTGGCGCGAGCGGTGCGACGAACTCTATCCCCACGTTCTCGGCCTCGGCTGGTGCGGGAGCTCCTGGCGGTGCTGGCTTCGCGTATGCCCAGTCTGCCATCAACGGCCTGGGCATTGCGATCGGCTCGGGTCTCTCTACGGGCTCGCAGATCTACGAGACGAACGGTACGGCTGGTGCGGACAACTTCTTCGAGGGCACCACGAACTACCTGCTCGCCAAGGTCATCCTGGCCTCGAACGTCAAGTGCGAGGGCAAGAACCCCGTGGAGGTTGCCAAGGTACAGCTCAACGGCCAGGACCGCTTCGACGAGCGCGAGGGCCGCTACTTCGACAAGGTGCAGCCCTGGCAGCACCACACCCGCACGCCGTCGGTGGGCATCAACGTGTACTCCTTCGCGCTCAAGCCCGAGGAGCACCAGCCCAGCGGCACGTGCAACTTCTCGCGCATTGACAAGGCCACGCTCAACCTCACGCTGTCCGTCAACACGGTCCAGCAGCAGCGTACGGCCAAGGTGCGCATCTACGCTGTCAACTACAACGTGCTCCGCGTCATGTCGGGCATGGGCGGCCTCGCGTACTCCAACTAAACAGCTACACGGTGGTGGCGCTGTTTGGTGGTGTGTGGTGATCCTAACTAAAACTAAATAAATAACGGTCCCAGAAATGGGGCTCAATACAGTCTGTAGACACAGGGTGTATTGAGTAAGTTATAAAAATTAAATCATAATATTATAGTTTATTAAGTAAACTGTTTAAAATGAGCATACATTTGGTAGTTTATTCTAATAACGAACCATACGAGACAACAAAAAGACTTACTATAGAATCAGTACATAAATATACACAAAAACAGGTAATTATACATGATTATACACTGGAAAAAATTAAAAAAACGGGGTGGTTTCAAGACATACAAGACCTGCCTTCTATAGATAAAAGGGGTAGAAGAGATGGGTATTACAATAGTTGGAAGGCGTTTATAACAAGGGATGTGTACGATAAAATGCAGGATGGTGATATTTTATATTATGTTGACAGTTCTCAGTATTTCAAAACAGGATTTACTGAAAATATAGATAAGTTGTGCGATATTGTAAGTGAAAAATCATGTGTAGCTGGAAGCATTTCCGATAATGTTAGAAATAACACTCTTGGTGCTTGCGATGATATTATGGTATGGAATAAAATTATTTCAGATGAAAACAATACGGAGCATTTAACAAAATCACACGTATTAAATTCATGGTTCTTATTCAAAAAATGCGATTCAAATCGTGATTTTATAAATGATTGGGTATACTATTCGCGCTATACAGACAAGGATGCAATATATCCTCTTGTCACGTACCATCATACTGGAGACCAAAGTATATTTAATATCCTTGTTATAAAACATAAACTTCCTGTTTTTTATCACAAGGAGACAGAACACGATCTCAATAAAAACAAAAATTTAGTCTTAAATATCATCAATAATTCTACGAACACTACAGGCTACTTTGCCTATTTATAAATTTAATAAACAAGAGGAAATCACATATTTTTTTGTATAATTCTATGCGGATATCCCCGTGTTTTCAGAACATCCATTTCTCTATATCTACCAGTTGATATGTATAAATCAACATATTTGTCGATATATGAGAGGTTTGTATCATCAATAATAACTATTCCTCCTTTTTTCACAAGAATGTCGGCGTTTTTCATATCGTTGAAAATACAGTGTTCGTGATGCCCTCCATCGACATGAACCACGTCGTACAATCCTAGTTGTGGTCGATTTGCTTCAATCCATTTTGGCATGGTTACAGTCGAATCACCTTCTATATATTCAAAATTAATGTGTGGAAACTGCGTTTTAATGTAATTTAGACACGGTTTTGTATAAGGATGATGACCTATATCAAAGATTGTAAAATCTAAGTGGGTATTGTCTCTCCCTAACAGTAATAGCATAG